AAGAGCACCATATGGTATGGATTTGGTCTGTGAGTTTCATGACTATGATCAAGCAAAGCGTTTTGTAGAGAAGCACATCGACTTTCCAAAATATTTCTATGAGGATTACTTATGCTGAGGCATCCTAGCTTCTACGAACCAAACATGCTTACGTAGACCTGGATGATACTTACGCATACGGAACTTATTACCAGCTCTTTGCATTAGGTTTGATTTAGGCTGAACGAAATGATAGCTAAGGCTTTCACGGTTTTCACCTTCAGGAATCATCAATACCTTATCGGTTGCTCTCTTCTTTGCCATAATTAATCCTTTTTCTTTTCAGTTGTTTTCTTTGACTCTTCCAAAAACTCGTGGATTGAATTGATATTCTTTTGACAGAGCGTATTGTTGGCGTGTAGAGTTACTAGTAACTTTGCTACCTCTACGTCCGTTAGCTTTTCAGCATCTGGGAATTTCCTGACATTAGGACAATGAAAAAGGCTCTGGTCGGGCATAATTACAACTTGTTTTGTTGTAATCAAATTTGCTTGACCGACGCTACTAGCGCATCCAGCTAATCCAAGAGCAGCAAGTAATACTAAAGCTTTCTTCATTTCACTGCTCCTTGCAATCTAATTATTGTTTGTTTTAAAATTGGTGATGATTTTATGTCATCTTTTTTAGCAGCATCAGAGTTCAAATATGTATTGACGTCTGATAGTTTCTGTTCGAAAGCAGCTTTTGCTTCGTCGTTCTTTTTAATTATATCGATTTGATTTTGCTGTATCTCTTCCATCTTTTTTTGGAACTCAGCATTGTCTTTCATAGTTTGTTCTAGTTGTGCCTGATTAAACTTGGCAAGTTCTTCGGCTTGTATCTGTCTTCTCCAGGTATGCATAAACCCACCTGCGAATACGAAAAATAAAATTGCTATAATCGCATAAATTTTTAATTTTGCAAACATCATAACCTCCATTCGGTTCTGTCTTATTTATATAAGTAGATATAATGGAGGGCTAATATGAAACAGAGATTGACATTGGATAATTTGCAGCTTGTACCTGAAGAAATAATACAGTATTGCGCTGATCAAATCGCAGATGATGATCAAAATTCCTTTAGACGTATATTGGGAGCTGCAGACGAATTTAAAGATGCTGGGCTTACACCAGTGTTCCTTTGCTCGGATACACTGAAAGACGTTTTTGTAACTACTGCTGAAAAGTTGCAAAAAAAGTTGCATTGACCCCTTGAAATTCGGTTGATGCAACCTATATAATAGTAGTGAGTTGCCATGAAGGGACTCGCTATTTTAAATCTCGCTTAACAGGAGAACTACTATGACTAATACACCATATCGTTTTGACCACACATTTTCAGACCTTGCCAAGTTTGATAAATTTTTTGTTGGTTCAGATAAGTTTCTTTCGAAGGTTCAAGAAACTGCTGAGTATCTTGCTAATACAGCTGCGCACTCAGGTTATCCTCCATTTAATTTGAAAAAGACAGATGACAATGTCTATGTGATTGAGATGGCGGTTGCTGGTTTTGGTAAGCAGGATATTGAACTTACACTTGAAGAAAATAAGTTGAAGATTGCTGGTCATACAACTATCGATACTCTTACAGAAGACGGAATTAATGCTCAGTTCCTTCACAAGGGTATTTCTGATCGTCCATTCAACCGCACATTTACCCTAGCTGATAATGTTGTTGTGAACAATGCTAAGATGGTAAATGGAATGCTAAAGATCTGGCTTGAGCATGTTATCCCAGAAGATAAGAAGCCAAAGAAGATCGACATCGAAGAAGAGGAAGCAACTTCTAAGGTCGTTGCTAAGAAATAAATGTTTAGTGTTTTAAACTACTATACCAACCAAGCTACAACTTGGTTGAAGCGAACTGTTGCTTATAATCAAGCTTACAACGAGCTTGATCAGCTTACAGATAGAGAGCTTGCTGACTTGGGCATTCACCGCAGTGAAATATATTATGTTGTTGCGAATACATTAAAGCAGCGAATACCAAGTCAGTCTTTTTAACAATAAATAACGGGGAAGAAATTCCCCGTTTCATTATTTTTGGAGGCATCTATGCAAATCACCCTAGAACAACTATGCAATTTTTTCGAGGATACAGACGATTTCGTTCTTGAGAAGTTCGTTGATCCAATCAATAAGGTAGTCGAAGAATTTGAAATCAATACCCCAGAACGTATCTCTATGTTCCTTGCTCAGATCGGGCATGAATCTGGTGGACTAACAAAGCTTCATGAAAACCTAAACTATAAGTCTGCTCGTCTTGTACAAATTTTTCCAAAGTATTTTAGAGATGTTGACCCCGATGACTACGGAGGTAAACCAGAGGCGATTGCTAATCGTGTGTATGCTAATCGCATGGGCAATGGTGATGAAGATTCTGGGGACGGCTATCGTTTCCGTGGTCGTGGCGCAGTCCAGCTAACGGGTAAGTCAAATTACCTCGCTTGCGGTAAAGATCTTGGTGTAGACTTAGAAGAAAATCCAGACTATCTAGAAACGCCAGAAGGTGCTATTCGTTCTGCTGCTTGGTTCTGGAATCAGCACGATCTTAACGACTGGGCTGACGAAAAAGATGTTACTACTGTAACAAAAAAGATCAACGGTGGAACAATTGGTCTTGATGAACGTAGAGAACTATTCGAAGAAGCATTGACTATTTTTGCTTGACCTTTTCGTTGTAATGAGGTATACTAATGGTTAAATCATGGAGGGTAGATGACAAGTTTTTATACGCACGTTCATATGAGGGGCAACAAGATTTATCTTCGTGGCTATGAAAAAGGCTTACGTGTAACAGACATTGTCGACTACTCTCCATATATTTTTGTTCCAAGTGATAAAGGCGACCATAAAACTCTCGATGGCAAACCAGTCCGTCGAGTAGACTTTGATAGTATCTCAGAAGCCAGAGAGTTCCTGAAGAGCTATGAAGATGTAGATAATATGAAGATTTATGGTCTAACTTCCTGGCCATATCTTTACATCTTTGACAATTACAAAGGCGATATCGACTACGATCCTAATATGGTCAAGATCGGAACACTCGACATCGAGTGTGCTGCCGATGATGGATTCCCTGACATTCAAAAAGCCGATAAGCCTCTAACTGCGATAACTGTTCGTTGTCGTGGACGAAACTATGTGTTCGGCTGTGGAGAGTTTCAAACTGATGATCCGAACACTTATTATATGCAGTGTGAGACGGAGATCCAACTCGTTCATCAGTTCCTTCAGTGTTGGAAGGTTCTTGATCTAGATATTGTTACTGGATGGAACATCGAGTTCTTCGACATTCCTTATCTAGTCAACCGTATCAATGCGCTTGGTATGAATCCTAAGAAGCTTTCTCCTTGGGGAATGCTAGACGAGAGAGAAGTTGAGTTCCGTGGTAAAAAGAACCAGAGCTTCACGCCTGTAGGTATCAGTGTTCTCGATTACTATCAACTCTATCGTAAGTTCAGCTTCGGTAATCAAGAGTCATACAAGCTAGATTATATCTCCCAGATCGAACTGGGAGAGAAAAAACTCGACTACTCCGAATACGGTTCGTTGCTTGAGTTGTATAAGAACAATCATCAGAAGTTTATCGAGTATAATATCCTCGATTGTTTACTTGTTGAAAAGCTAGATGATAAGCTGAAGTTTCTTGAACAGGTTATGGCGCTAGCATACGATGCTAAGGTCAACTACAACGACACTATGACTACCGTGAGAGCTTGGGACGTTATCATTCACAACTATCTGCTTGAGCAGGGGATTGTTATCCCACAGTTCAAGAAGCAGTCAATTGATCAAGCTCTAGTTGGTGGTTATGTTAAGGAGCCAAAGATTGGATTGTCCAAGTGGGTCGTATCATTTGATTTGAACTCTCTGTATCCGCATTTGATCATGCAGTATAATATCAGTCCAGAGACGTTTGTTACCCGTCTGCCTAACTTTGATAAGATAGATACCCTGTTAAATGGTAATTGGTCAACAAACTGCCCGCATGCGGTCACAGCTAATGGGTGCATTTACCGTAAAGACAAACAAGGTTTTCTTCCTCAGCTGATGGAGAAAATGTACAATGATCGTGTCATATATAAGAAAAAGATGATTGAGGCGAAGCAAAGCTATGAAAAAACGAAAAGTAAGGAAGACGAAAAACTTATCGCTAGATTTCACAACATGCAAATGGCGAAGAAAATCCAGCTCAACTCGGCTTACGGCGCATTGGGCAACCAATATTTCAGGTGGTTTAATTTCAATCATGCTGAAGCCATTACCACTTCAGGCCAACTCTCTATTAGGTGGATCGAAAAGAAAGTCAATCTTTACTTCAACAAAATTTGTAGAACGGACGGGGTGGATTATGTAATCGCTTCTGATACTGACTCTATTTACGTCACGTTTGAGAAGTTAATCCCAGAAGGTAGTGATGATGTTGAAGCTGTCAGACTTATTGATCAGTTTTGCGAAACTAAGATTCAACCATACCTAGACTCTTGTTATGATGAACTTGCTGGTATGATGAATGCTTATCAGCAAAAGATGCAGATGAAGCGAGAGACTATTGCCAACAAGGGTATCTGGCGTGGTAAGAAGATGTATATTCTCAATGCTTGGAACGTTGAAGGCGTTCAGTATGATAAGCCAAAGCTAAAGTTGTCTGGTATCGAAGCTGTACGTTCTTCAACTCCTCACGTTTGTCGTGAGAAGATTAAGGAAGCATTTTCTATTGTAATGAACGGAAACCAAACTCAACTTAAGGAGTTCGTTGATAAGTTTCGAATCGAGTTTTCGTCTCTTCCTTTTGAAGACGTTGCATTTCCACGTGGACTGAAAGGCACGAAAGAATATTACTCAGCTAGTAACATCTATAAAACAGGAACACCTATTCAGGTCAAGGGTGCGTTGCTTTTCAATCATCTGTTGAAAACAAAAGGACTAAAGAACATTACACCTTTGAGTGATGGTGATAAGATCAAGTTCGCATATCTGAAGTTGCCGAATCCTATTCAGGATACTGTGATCGCTTGTCCTGATGTTATGCCAAAGGAATTCAACTTAGATAAGTACATCGATCGTGATACTCAGTTCGAGAAGAGCTTTCTTTCTCCACTCCTATCTATTACAGATGTGATTGACTGGAACTTGAGTGACCGAGCAACATTGGAGGATTTCTTTGGTTAAAATAGATGACGATAACGACTTCGGGTTTTCATTTGCGCATACAGATGATATCAAGTTAGAAGCAAATGATAAAGTACAGGGTCTTAGAAATATGATCATGCCTTTATTAAATAACTTAATGAAAAATCCTGAAAAGGATACAATCGTTTGGCCAGATAGAGAAAAAAAGATTAAAGCTTTCATTAAAAAAATGGATGAATATATTAATACTTGACTAATATAAAAATATCAGCTATACTATTTTATTAACTGGAGAATATAATGTCACTTAAAGATCGCCTTATCAAGAATAGCACCATCGACTTGACCTCTACTCTTACAGATAGTAAGATCTTCACCAAGAAGGATATGATTCCTACCTCTGTTCCTATGATTAACGTAGCGTTGTCAGGCTCAGTTGATGGAGGTATTACTCCTGGTCTTACCATGCTTGCTGGTCCGTCAAAACATTTCAAGACTGGTTTTGCTTTGCTACTCGCTTCCTCTTTTCTAAAGAAGTATAAAGATGGTATCATCCTTTTTTATGATTCTGAGTTTGGTACTCCTCAGTCTTATTTTCAAACGTTTGGTATTCCTTTCGATTCTGTGGTTCATACACCGATCACAGATGTTGAAGAGTTGAAGTTCGATATCATGAAGCAGATGAAAGAGATTACACGTGACGATCATGTTATGATCGTTATCGATTCTATCGGTAATCTTGCTTCAAAGAAGGAAGTTGATGATGCTCTAGATGGTAAGAGCGTTGCAGACATGACTCGAGCAAAGCAACTTAAGTCTCTCTTCCGTATGATTACACCACATCTTTCACTGAAGGATATTCCAATGGCTGTGATCAATCATACATACAAGGAGATTGGTCTCTATCCAAAGGATATCGTTGGTGGTGGTACTGGTTCATACTACGGATCAGACAACATCTGGATCCTTGGTCGTCAACAGGATAAGGATGCTGATGGTATCGCAGGTTATCACTTTGTTATCAACGTTGAAAAGTCACGTTATGTCAAGGAGAAGTCGAAGATCCCGATCACCGTTTCTTTCGAAGGTGGTATCAATCGCTGGTCTGGCTTGCTTGATGTTGCACTTGATGGCGGTTATATCGTTAAGCCTAAGAACGGCTGGTATGCTACCGTAGACAAGGAAACTGGTGAGGTTCGTCAACCGTCTATGCGTGCAAACGATATTATTGATAATAAGAAGTTTTGGATGGATATATTTACAGATACGGATTTTGCAAAGTATATCGAGAACAAGTACAAAATGGCGATGGGCGCTATTATGGAGGGTGACGATGACGAGTTGGAAGACGATAACTGAATATCATAACGACGATAGATCTCGTAAAGCTATTTTGAACGTTGACCTAAAAGCATGTTATTATTTCATTGACTTTTATGAAAATGACAACTATACTAATACTATTGCCTATCCTGAAAAGAGCATTTATTTTGCTCAGGATGCAGCTGAAAATTATTGTAACGGGATATTGAATGTACCAAAAACAGCCTAGTTCCGTAAAGTATGATTATAGCACTCGACCATTGAAAGCAACAATGGTCGAGTCAAAAGAAATTTATGCACGTAATATATTGGAGGATAGACGGACATGGCGATTGAAACTACGATTCTTAGTAATTTGGTATTCAATGAAGAGTACGGTCGCAAAGTTATTCCATTCCTCAAAGAAGACTACTTTACAAATCAACAAGATCGAGTTGTCTTCAAACTCATCA